TAGAAGATAAATATGGTGTGGGATATACAGATGAAGAATACTATTGTTTTGAGAAAAAATGGAGAAAACTTGCAGATAGTTATGGTCAAAAAACATCAATACATACAGAATCGTTGACTACATATATAAGATTCAGAGTCAAAGAAGAGTTAGCAACAGCAAAAGGTGATGTAGCAGAAGCTACTAAATGGGGAGGATTAGCTGAAAAAGCTCAACAGTCTGGAAAGCTAAATGTATCTCAATTAAGTAAATCGGACATAAGTGGCGGAGTTGATCTACTGCCTCAATTATTTGAAGCAGTAGAAGATAAAGTTGGCATAATTCCAATTCTTCCTAAATTAAAAGAACAACCATATGACGATGCTGATTTGATAATATGGTCAATTATAGAATATATGCAAAGATTAGAGGATAAACCAAGAACACAATATAAAGATATATGGAATTTTTATGATGAAATGCTTGTAGATTTTTACAAGCAAAAAGGTTTTTCTGATGAAAAAATACAAGAAGAAAGAAATAAAAGAAATGCTGTATTTAGAGATTTAACAGACGTATATAAAGAACCATTATATGAAGATGGTGATATATAATGGGTACTTATGAAAACTTCAAAGATAATGATAAATATTCAGAGAGCAGAACGGATATATATAATCCATCTTTTGAATCACCAGTTAAGCCTTCTGATGAAAATGGAAATATTGTAGATAGGCATATTGAAGAATTTACTGAATTATGTTCATTTTTAAGATTTTATCCTGATATATTTTGGGATATGTATAAGCCCGAAAGGGGAGGATTGACATTTGACCTACATCAAAGAGTAATGCTAAGAGCTTTATCTAGATTTGGAGAAAATTATTTCTGTGCTCCTAGAGGAATATCTAAAACTTTAGTACATGTTATGGCACAATATCATACTTGTTGTTGTTTTCCTAATATAACTACTTCACTAACTGCCTCAACTAAAGAGTCGGCAGTAAAAATATGGAGAGATAAGCATGATGAAATATTAAGATTCTATCCTGCTTTTGCTGATAATATAAGAAAAGCAAATTTTAGTAAAGATTATGGAATGGTTGAATTTGTTAATGGTTCAATAATTGATAGTTTGGCTAACTCCCAACAATCTAAAGGATTGAGGCGAAGAAGGGGTGGATTGGAAGAATCGGCATTAATAGACAAAGAAACCTACGATGATGCAATTGAGCCTATTTTCAATATAAGTAGACCTACTATGACAGGAGCAATTGATCCAGAAGAATTAAATGGGCAAATAAACAGATATACAACGTCTGGATATAAGAACAGCGATGAGTATGACCAAATATTAAAAGTTTTACATGGTATGATTAATTTAGATGGTTCTTTTGTTTTTGGTTCAGATTGGAGAATTCCTATTCATTTTGGAAGACAAAAAATGTCTACAATTATTAAAGCAAGGGATAGAAACGTAATTAGATTCAGACAAAATTATCTGTGTGATTGGATAGGTGTAAGTGATGGTGGATTAATTAATATATCAAAACTTATAAAGGCAAGAACACTAGATAAAAATGATATGGAATTTGAATGTACTAAAGATAAAAAAGGAAATTTTGAATTAAATGAATATGTTATCTCTATGGACGTAGCTAGAAGTGAAAGTGAGAATAATAATAAAACTGCTATAATTATTTTAAAAGTAATTAGAAATAAGAACGGTAAGATAAGACAAGTTAGAGTAGTAAATATAATAACTCCTCCTAATGGATTTAATTTTAGTGAACAAACTGCAATAGTTAAGAGATTATTTTATAAATATGGTGGAAGTTTAGATGAAACTAAAAGTCGAGTAAAAGCAATAATTGTCGATGCAAACGGAGTTGGAAGTGCATGTGTAGATTGTTTTTTAGAAGAGCAAACTGATAATGAAACCAATGAAGAATTAGGGTGTTTTGCAACAATAAATACAGACCAAAAGCCACAAACTGCTGATGCTCCAAAAATGATATATGCTTTAAAGGCTCAATCTTGCAATAAAGAAATGATAGTAAATTTTATAAATTATGTTGAATCCTCAAGGCTTAAATTAATTAAAAAAATAGACAATGATGATTTAGCAGACATAGATACAAGTATTTCGAATGATGGAAAAGTTATAATAGAACAACAATCTAAACAAGTACAAAAACTAATAGATGAGGTTTCAAATTTAAAATTAAAAACAACAGAAAAAACAACTACGGTAATACAAGTGGTTAAAAAAATAGATAAAGATAGATATAGTTCTTTAATAATGGGATTATATTATATAAATACCTTTATGGATGTAATTGAAGATGATGATGACGATGAAGACCGTCAATACGTATTCTATTAGGATAAATAAAATAAAAGGAGGTGTAAACTTGGCGAACACAAACTCTACAGAAACTAAAAAATCAACCAATGCAGGTAGACCAATAGGTAGTAAAAACACTTTTACAAAAAAGCAAGTATCCGATATGCAACTAAGGATAGATGAATTAGAAAAACAACATAATTCTTATAATGATGTTGTAGATAGTTTCGTAGATGGATTTGTGTTAGAAATGACACAAAATATAAAAACAATAGATATGGAAACTTTGCAAAGATGGTTTAGTAATCCAGATGATTATATGAAACAAATAAATAATTTACTTACATACTATTATATTATTGATGGAAATATATCTCAACTTTATGATTTAATATTTTCACTACCAGAACTAAATTTTAAGATAAAAACTTATAAAAGATTAGGTAGTTATGAAAATGACATATTAGCTATAAAAATTGCCTTAGAAAGAAATGTTAAACATAAAATATTAACTAGAGAATTACTTGTTCAATTAGCTAACAATGGTTCTGTTGTTGGCACATGGCTAGGTAATAAAAAAGAACCTTATTTTAATGTATTTGATGATTTAGAGTATATTTATCCGTATGGAAACTATAAAGGGAAAATGGTAGGAGTGTTTGATTTATCATATATTGATACATTAACAAATGAACAGAAGAAAGCCTTATATAATAATTTAACCCCCTTAGTAACAGAAAATATGTATAAAAAATGGAAGAATGAAAACAATGCTGATAAGAAAAAAGAATTACAGTTAATTGTATTACCTCCAGATAGGTCATTAGTTGCTAGAACTAGAGTATTATCACATAATCAAAGATTAGGATTGCCAATGGGAACTCAAGCAATTTTTGATTTACAACATAAACAAAAGATGAAAGATTTAGAACGTTCTATGGCTGACAAGATTATAAGAGCTATAGCCGTAGTAAAAATGAGAGATAAAGATGACAATGATGTTAAAGTAAAAGAATCGGTGCAAAGAAAAGTATTTGATAAAATAAAGAAAGCATTAGAGAAAAATACAAGTGGGAAGAATGGATTAACTTGTATATCAATGCCATCTTTTGCTGACTTTTCATATCCTGAGTTTAAAGGTGCTGATGATATATTAGATTCTGGTAAGTATGACAGTGTAAATAATGATATTACTACTGGTACAAGCATATCCTCAACATTAGCAAATGGAACAGGGGGCAATTACGCTAGTGCAAATCTAAATCTTGATATGATTTATCAAAAAATAGGTACAATGTTAGAACAAATTGAAGAAATATATAATCAATTAATTGTTATCATACTAGGACAAAATAAAGGTTCTAATTATTATTTTGAATATGATAAACAAAAGGCACTTACAAAAAAAGAAAAATTAGATATTTATAAAGGTCTATCCGATAAAGGGTTCAGTATTAGACCGATGATTGAATTGATTGGTGGAGATTTTGAAGCATTTATAAATGAAAGTATATATGAAATAGATGATTTAAAATTAAGAGAAAAAATTATCCCACAATTAACATCATTTACGGCTTCAGATACAGATTCAGATCAAATAGGAAGACCTACTAATGAAGCTGATACAAATACTAGCACAATCCAAACAAAAGAAACTGATGGAAATTCAAATCCGAAACCTAGCACAACATAAAGTAGGTGATAAATATGAAGATACTAGTAGTTAAAAAAGAAGGATTGATTACTATTAGTTCTAATGGTAAGAAATTGTTTATTGATGAAAATAGTAAATTATACGATAAATTAAAAGAATTATCAAAAGATGATATTAAGATTTGGTATGAAACTAATAGATTTAATAATTTATTAGACTTAAATAATTAAATATTGAATTAATTTAATTATTTATTGTATGTATTTCAATATTTAATAGATTATACATTGAAAGGTGGTGATAAATTGGAAAATAAGTTTGATAAAATTGGACAAGTCAATATGTCTTTTAATACTTTAAATACTGTACCAAATGATCCTACAATAATGAAGGGAAAAGTAATAATATTTGATTTTGAAGAAAGTGGAAATCACCAAATAATAACTGAAGAAATAGCTATAGAAAATATTCAAACTTTAGTTGGTAAAAGAATTTGTTGCAAATACATAACCAAAAGTGAAAATGATGGTATTGATGCGTTAGGTTCACATGAAGAACATGAAACTACTGATAGACAAGGTAATGATGTAATTTATTGCGATACTGATGCTATTGGATATATAGAAAATGTATATATAGATGATTATACAGATAAAAATGAAATTACTAAAAGGGTTGTTTACGGTGACATTATATTATGGTGTGATGACCATTACGCAGACATAATTGGATTACTTCAAGAATGGCTTAATAACGGAATTGGTATTAATATGTCAGTTGAATATTTATATTTTAATTATTTAGTTAAGGATAAAATTGAATATATTCAATCCCCAATTCTATTTACTGCTCATACTTTATTGAATAGTGAGGATAGGGGTTATGCAATTGAAGTATTGCCATCATATGATTGTGCAACATTAACAAGCTTTAATGAATTAAAAGACCAATGGAACAAAGCTGTAAATAGTTTAAAGTCTAACAATGAGTTAGATTCTAATAAATTAAACCAAAAGGAGGATATAAAAACAATGG